ATTAACAACAAGCGCAGCTACTGGTGGTGACTTTGAACATTATCACGTAGGAAGTTATACTAAACAAGAGGTGTGCGAATTAGCAAAAGAAGAGGCTAAAGTTCTTGTAACGAACGAAAAATCAAAAATAGTGTGCATTAAAATAGAACTGTGATTGTAGTTGAGCGGTGTGGGAAATACATAATATATGACAAATCTGGTAAAGTTGTTATAATCACACGGGAAAAAAGAATAGCGGTTGCATATGCGAGGTCAAAGAAATGACAGAGTTCGAGAAAGCAGATACCAATAACAATGGCGTTATAGAGAAATCAGAGTGGAATAAAATTGCTCTGGAGGATAGACGACTTGAGATGATTGACCGGGATCTCAAGCGTAACGCAGAGCGACGTTTCACAGGTTTTGCTTTGATGGGAATGTTGATCTACCCGTTCATCATCTTGCTTGCTTCAGTACTTGGATTTGACAAAGCGGCAAGTCTGATAACAGATATAGCAAGTGTATATGTCATAGCAGCTTCTGGAGTGGTCGCAGCTTTTATGGGATTCAATGCATACAGCGCAAAGGCTGAGAGCAAGAAGACCAGTATACAGATGGAGGATAGTTAATGTTACAATCGATTATTGGACCGATAGCAGGTTTAGCGGGTAGTTGGCTTGACGCTAAGACTCAAGCTCAGACAGCGAATGCTAAACTGAAACTTACCGAAGCCGAAGCCAAAGCTAAGATAATGCTCAGTAAAGAAACAAGTGTTGCAGATTGGGAACGCATTATGGCGCAAGGTTCTCAATCGAGTTGGAAAGACGAGTGGTTCGTTATTGTCCTGTCTATACCGCTTGTTTTGGCGTTTATTCCAGGCACTGAGGGTTGGGTAGATAGTGGTTTTCAACAACTTTCTAAAGCGCCGGATTGGTATTTTTATAGCTTGGGTATAGCAATCTCTGCGTCGTTTGGTGTTAGAGGCGTACAAAAATTCTTTAAGAGGTAGTTATGGAACAGACTATTGAAAACTTTACTGGTACAAAGAACGTTGAAATTAATTCAATGTCTAGTCAAGGGGATGTTCAAGCAGGGATTGAGTTCATATATCATATGCGGGAACATTTATTGGACGTAGGAGTTGCCACTGTTTTTGCACTTACTGTGTATGGCTTGGTTTTATTTATGAAAGCGAAGATAAAATGAGTGAAGCATTAAAAACATTACAGGAAAAGATAGGATCTTCACCTGACGGAGCGTTTGGTCCCAATACTGCAAAGAAGATCTGTGACCACTACGCTTTGAATCCAGAGCGTGGAGCGCATTTTCTTGGACAGCTTGTACACGAGAGCGGCACGTTTCGTTATACACAAGAAAACCTAAACTATAGTAAAGAATCTATACTGGGAGTATTTGGTAAATACTTTAAGTCTGAAAGTGATGCCGAAAGCTGTGCTCGAAATCCACAAGCTTTAGCAGACCGTGTGTACGGTGACAGGATGGGCAATGATGGACAGGGATATCTGTGGCGAGGACGTGGATTTTTACAATGCACTGGAAAAAATAATTATTCTCAGTTTGCGGCGGATATGGATTTGCCTGAGATAATGGACGATCCTGACTTGGTCGCTACTAAGTATCCTATGGAATCTGCTATCTGGTTTTTCCACAGAAACAAACTTTGGGACATATGTGATGAGGGTGTTAACAACGAGGTTATAAAAACTATCACAAAAAGAGTGAATGGTGGGTATAACGGTTTAAAGCATCGTAAAGAAGAAACGGTAAAAATTTATGGTTGGTTTATGTAATGGATGTTGTTGACTTATCGAAATATTTGTATAAAAAATTAGAAGAGCGACAAAACGATATATCTGTTGCTCTTGCAAATGGTGCTGTTAAAGATTGGGAACAGTACAAAATGGCGGTGGGAGAGATACGGGGACTCTCTTTTGCTCGAGAAGAAATCAAGTCCCTGCTGGAGAAAAACGTAGACGATGTCGAAGACCTTATATCTTCCTGAACATCTTGCGCAGAAAGTAAACAAAGAAAAGAAAGAGGTTAAGTCCTCTGACTCTTTGAATAGCGCATATGTTGACGCTAATGAACGGGTGCTAGACCCGTCCCTCTTAGACAAACCGTTACTCGAAAGACTCCCGCAACCGACTGGTTGGCGGGTTTTAGTTATGCCGTATCAGGGTAAAGCTAAAACTGCGAGTGGCTTATATATTCCTGATGAAGTGAGAGAACGTGAGTCCGTAGCTACGACTGTAGCATACGTGATGAAGGTTGGACCCTTGGCGTACAAAGATCCAGATAAGTTTGGGTCTGAGTGTGAGCCATGGTGCAAGGAGGGTCAATGGGTTTGCATTGGTCGTTACTCTGGTTCTCGATTCAAGATTGATGGTGGGGAGGTTCGTATAATCAATGATGATGAAGTCATTGCTACGATCCTTGAGCCTGATGATGTAAAACAAGTATAAGGGGATAAGTCATGGCAGAAGAAGAGAAACAAGTTACTGAAGAAGAAATAATTGTAGAAACGCCTGAACAAGAAAAAGTTGAGGCGGCTACTGAAGACAAGGTTGAGGTTACTACAGACCCAGAAGAAAAACCTCAAGGCGACGAGTTAGACTCTTACAGTAAAGGTGTTCAGTCTCGTATAAAAAAACTCACAGAAAAGTATCGTCAAGAAGAACGGGATAAGGCAGAAGCACTTAGAGTTTCCCAAGAACTGCTTGATGAAAATAAAAAATTAAAATCCCGTGTGCAAGCCTTGGACACAGGATATCTTTCTGAGTATGGCACAAGATTAGAGTCTCAAACTGATGCGGCTAAACGTCTTTACAAAGAGGCGTATGAAGCAGGTGATTCAGATAAAATGTTAGAGGCTCAACAATTAATTTCTACTATTGCTGTAGAGCAATCAAGGTATAACACTGCAAAAGCTCGTGCAGATCAACAGGCTAAGACTCCTGTTCAAGAACAACCAAAACCTCAAGAAGCTCCTGTACAGCAACGCCCACAGCCAGATCCTCGTGCTCAAGATTGGGCAGAGAAAAACGCTTGGTTTGGTGATGATAAAATAATGACTACAGCCGCTTTTACAATTCATCAGCAACTTGTTGAAGAAGAAGGGTTTGACCCGAAGAGCGATGAGTATTATACTGAAGTTGATAGTCGTATTCGGAAGGAGTTTCCACACAAATTCCAGACGGCTAAGAAATCGGGTGGAGCACAGGTCGCCGCTGCTGCTGCTTCAGCATCCCGCAGTACAGCAAAATCAGGGCGCAGGTCGGTCAAGTTATCGCACTCACAAGTAGCGATTGCGAAAAAACTGGGCGTACCTCTTGAAGAATACGCCAAGTATGTGAAGGAGTAACAAATGGCTGACACTAGAACACCGCGTGAAAACGCAACACGAGATAAAGAAACTCGCAGAAAACCTTGGGCACCGCCCAGTCACCTTGAAGCACCTGAAGCCCCAAAGGGTTTTGTGCATCGGTGGATACGAATTGCAATGCGTGGGGAGGAGGACAAGATGAACGTCCATGCCAAGCTACGTGAAGGATGGGAACCTGTCCGTGCAGATCAATATCCACACTATGAAGCTCCTGTCATCGATGATGGCAAATATCAGGGAGTGATTGGACAAGGCGGACTGATGCTGTGCCGTATACCTGAAGAGACAGCGCATGAAAGAAACGAGTACTACGGGGGCCGAACCCGCGAACAAATGACTGCTGTGGATCAGGACTTGATGAAGGAACAACATCCTTCAATGCCGATTACTAATAATCGGCAAAGTCGTGTAACCTTCGGGGGATCCAACGGAGACTCCGATTAACATAAAGGATTGCTACTATGGCAAACACTAACGGTGCATTCGGACTTCGTCCGATTGGAGTAGTCGGTCAGGCTGCTAACACCACTGGTGCGACCGAGTATCGTATAGCAGCCGGAAATACAAACACGATCTTTCAAGGCTCACCTGTTATCCCGCTATCAACTGGTTTTATTGACAAAGTTGGCGCGGCTGCGGGTGGCACTGTAGGTCTTGTAGGTGTTTTCTGGGGTTGTGAATACGTTTCGTCCACCACTGGTGAAACAATATTTTCTAACAACTGGCCTGGTTCTGGCGCGGATACTAACCATCCCGTCAAAGCTTTCGTGTATGACAACCCAATGCAAACATTCGTTATTTGTTCAGACGCTTCGCTAACTAGCGCAGCAACTGCACAAGGACATGTGTTCGCAAACGCAAATTTTGCAGACGGCGCTTCTGGTTCTTCTACGACTGGTATCTCCTCCGCAAAGTTGGGTGTTAGCACAATTAACACCACTGCAAACTTAAATTTGAGAATTATGGGTATCCAAGATGACCCTGAAAACTCAGATTTTACCGCAGCGGGTATCCCTGTAATTGTTCGTTTAAACAACTCCTTCAATTCCGCCAATGGCGCGATTGCAGGCGGTACTGTTTCAACGACTGGCGTATAAGGAGACTGACTTATGGCTATATCTCGCGCACAACTAGCGAAAGAGTTGGAACCAGGTCTCAACGCCTTGTTTGGTATGGAGTACGAAAGGTACGAAAACCAACATGCAGAGATCTACACTACTGAATCTTCAGATCGAGCATTTGAAGAAGAGGTTATGTTATCCGGCTTCGGAGCGGCACCGACTAAATCAGAAGGTGGCGCAGTAAACTTTGACGACGCTAACGAAGCATACACTGCTCGTTACAACCACGAAACAGTAGCGTTGGCATTCTCAATCACTGAGGAAGCTATCGAAGACAATCTCTATGATCGTCTTGGTTCACGTTATACTCGTGCGTTGGCTCGTTCAATGGCACACTCAAAGCAGGTTAAAGCTGCATCTGTATTGAACACAGCGTTCACAGGTGGTGCTACTGCGGGTGGTGATGGTGTTGCACTTTGTGCGACTAACCATCCTCTAACTTCTGGAGGTACATTTGCCAACGAACCTGCAACTGCTGCTGATTTAAACGAAACATCTCTTGAAGATGCTTTGATTAATATCGCAGGATTTGTTGACGAGCGTGGTTTAAAAGTTGCTTTACGTGGCATGAAGTTACTTATCCCAAGACAACTGCAATTCGTTGCAGAGCGTCTGATGGTATCTAACCTTCGTGTTGGTACAGCGGACAATGATACAAACGCACTAAGATCAATGGGCATGTTGCCTAACGGTTATGCCGTTAACGACTTCCTAACAGATCCTGATGCGTTCTTCATCATGACTGATGCTCCTCGTGGAATGATCCACTTTGAGCGTACTCCGCTATCCACAAACATGGAAGCAGACTTCGACACAGGAAACATGAGGTTTAAAGCTCGTGAACGTTACAGCTTTGGGTTCTCAGACCCACGTTGTATCTTTGGTTCACCTGGAGCCTAAACTGTGATATAAGGAGGTATTACCTCCATTTTGATTGGGGCAGCTTCGGTTGCCCCTTTCTTTTTGTTTAAAGATAAGTTACTCTGTTTGTATCCCTGACAGCCACATGGTGTGGCTGACTAACCCTAGACAGGAGATCAACATGGGTACGACAACTTTTTCAGGTCCGATTCGGGCAGGTAATATTAGAAATACAACGGGTACTGTCGTTGGAACAGACATAGCAAACGTCGGCTACGTTGTAATGACTCAACAACATGTAATGGACATTTCTGGTGGTGCTGTTGCAGCAGAAGCCACAAATGTAGTGATTCCCGCTAACTCAAAAATCGTAGACATAATTATCGATTTAGAAGTAGCTGCTAACACCACAACAAATATTAGTGTTGGTGATACCGTAGGCGGTGCAGCAACTCTTGTTAATGCTGTTGCTTCTGGAACTACTGTAGGTATTAAAGCTTTAGGTGCTTCTGGTGGTGGTACACTTACATGGAAGAACACTGGTACATCCGATTTAAAATTAACAGCTACCTCAAGCGCAGGTACGAATGCGGGATCAGTTGTTATAACAGTAATGTATGCTCAGGCTTTTAATACTGCTGTTCAACCTTAATAGGAGATGTTAAATGGCTGCTTCTATTTCTGCAAAGACAGTTACGTCTACTGGCACGTTACAAGGCGGTAGAACTAGACTAAAATCATTCTATGTAAAAACTGCGGGTAGCGGTTCTCCTGCGGTTGTGTTCAAAAACGGTAGTAGTGGAGCAACACAATTATCCATGGTTTTTCATCAAAGTGATGACAATCAGATCACGATCCCAGATCATGGTATGATCTTTAGTGCTGAGTGTCATGTGACACTTACCAACATTGATTCGATCACTGGATTCTTTGGTTAAAGCAACGGCGGTGTAAGAGCCGCCGTTTTTTCTGAGGGTAAGATGGCTAAGATCGATAAGGATAGAATGAAGTGCAACAAACCAAAACGTCAGGTTTCTGGCGGCAAGAAGTTTGTTGTCAAGGCGTGTGACAAGGGTAAAGAAAAGATAGTTAGATTTGGGGACGCCAATATGACTATCAAGAAATCAAACCCAAAACGTCGTAAGTCTTTCCGTGCTCGTCACGGTTGTGATAAAGGCACTCTTGATAAACTAAAGGCCAAATACTGGTCTTGTAAAATGTGGTGAATGAAGTGAACAAACAAGTCACAATAGCTCTTATAACAGCTTTTATAATCGGTGTTGGTGGTGTTGGCTACAGTTGGATTGATTGGGTCACAAAGACTTTGATAGCCGTTGATAAAAGAACAGAGGTTATGGCCTTACAAATTGATTATATAAAGACAGAGATGGAGAGGACATATGGCAATCTCGAGGGCGCAGATGCGACAGCAAGTATCCAAGCCTCCATCGAAGGGGGTGACTAATGGCAAAGAAAAAGACAAAAAAAGACGCTTGTTATCACAAAGTAAAAAGCCGTTACAAAGTATGGCCCTCGGCTTACGCTTCGGGGGCGTTATCAAAGTGTCGCAAAGTAGGGGCAAAAAACTGGGGAAACTCTACTAAGAAAGCAGAAGGTGGAATAGTTTCTTCAATTGATAATCCCAAACGTCCTCCTAAGAAGGGTTTTTATGGAGGGGGTTTTATTGCCTCTGGCTGTGGTCAAGTAGAAGAGTCAAGGCGTAAGACTACAAGGACATTTTGATGGCGAAAAAGAACTCTTTGCGGGAATGGTTTGGTCAGAATGATGGCAAGGGTTGGGTTGACTGCAAGACAGGAAAGCCCTGTGGTCGTCAAAAGGGAGAGAAGCGTAAAGGTTATCCCGCTTGTCGCCCTACTATGGCACAGTGTACATCTGCTGCAAAGAAAAAGAAATCGTCGAAACGAATTAGTTGGAAGAATAAAAAGGCTAATGGTGGTTTAGTAAGAGTCTTTTGAAAGGAGAACTCACATGGCAATGAAGAAAAAAGGCTATCGTAACGGTGGCAAAATAAAGCCCAAGGGTATGAAGAACGGTGGCAAGGTTAAGCCCAAGGGTATGAAGAATGGCGGCAAGGTTAAGCCCAAGGGTATGAAGAATGGCGGTAAGGTCAAGCCCAAAGGGATGAAGAATGGTGGCAAGGTCAAAGGCTACACGCTTGGCGGTAAGGTTAAAGGCGGAAAGTCTGGTGGAGCGCAGGTTTCAGGCTTAGGTTTCAAAGGACACTTCTAAACAAAATGTCATACCTACAAAGTAACATCCCTTACTTCAAAGCATGGGTTCGTCGTGAATACACTCACAATCATGAGAAGTATCACGGCGAATTTCTACATGCTATGGTTGTTGCTGTAACCACAATTCCAAATCGGTCTCTTAGCTTTCAAGTAATCTTTACTGGTTGTGAAGCTGAAGACGAAGAAGAGGATACCATTCATGGTGGTGCAATGTGGGCAAGAATGCCTATAACAGCACTGGTTGCAGACATCCCAC